GTTCCTCCCAGCGCACAACCAGCGCTGGATAGCCCGCACACAAAACGCTGTGCGGTGCGTCTACGTAGCTGATGTGCAAAAGAGAGGCCCCGCGCGGACTGGCTTGCGCGGGGCGTAGTATCCGGATTTTGTCCGGAGTGGAAACAAGCGAATTGTGAGAACGAAACGGCATCGGCCAGTCCTTTGGCATCCTTCCCGGTTTCCACGCCGGGCGTCCTACTGTTTTCAATTTTGACACGGTTTGAGGCCATAGTCAAGTCGCTTGTCTTGTCTTGTTCCGTCGGTTCATTTCGAGGCACGTCAAATCTTGGCTGGTCGATTTCGTTCATGACACGTAAGGTCATTGTCAATGCGGTCGATGCACGTCATGCGCCCTTCGAATCTTATCACGTCACTGCATGTCGATTCGCTCTCGATGCACAGCAAGGCCTATCATTTTCCTGTTCAGATTCAAGTCTTAACCAAGGCTTCCAACAGCTTGGACGGGTCGATGGTTGTGGCGACCAGCTCCCGGTTCTCCAATTTCGCCCTCATCCCCGTCGATGATGATTGGGTGATGAGTCCAAGCTGCACCTCGTTTACTAGCTGCCGCTTTCGTTGCTCGTCCGTGGCCAGATTGGCCAACGGGATTGAGTGCAGAATCTTGAGGGCCTTCCGTGCCGTTCGGTGGGTCGATTTCCGCTTGGCTTCGGCCGCACTATGCCGTTCGTCCGTGCTTGTGAGTTTCAGGCAGTTGCCCTTGGGTATGCGCTGCCAATGCCGTCCGCAGGCGTCCAGCGTGTGCTTGCAGGCCGACTGGAGGTAGCTGTAGCCGCGCTGGCCGGGCCGGGTGTCCATGTCGATGACCTTCGATAGTTCTTCGTCGGTCACTACCTGTTTTGTTGTGGCGCTGAGGATTTCGACCAGCTTGCCGCTATAGAGGCCAAGCCGTCCGATTGCTGGGGTCATTCCGTTGGTTTCCATAAAAGGCTCCTGTCTTGTCGGTTCGGGTTGCTACAGTTGTTGTCGGTTCTGATCTGATCCTTATTTGGTCTGGTCCTATCATGTCCTATCGCTTCAAAGGTTTGTCTGTCACGCAGCCAGCTTTTCAACCTTGAAGTCAGACACCGTGAAGCGTCCGAAGTACCCGCCATTCTGTGGCCGGAAGGCCATCAGGCCGATGAACTGGCCTGCGAAATTCAGGTACTCTTGCACCTTCTCGGGCTTCGCAATCAGCAGCGGATCGAGCAGGTAGACGGTGGCCTCGGTCTCCCACTGGCGCACGATGGGGAAATTCTTGTAGACACGTGAGCCGCCGCCCTTCTTTCCGTCGCTGGGAACGAACAGGCGTAGTTTCTCAGTCTCGCTCTTGGTCAGCGCCTTGCCGTTCACCGTGAGAATAAGTGGGTCAGTGACCATCGTTCCGGCGAGGAAGTGCTTCGTGTACGTGGCCTTGCCCTTTCCAGGGACTGACTCGCTCAGGTGTTTCGCGACGGCGGCTAGGCAATTCTTCAGCGCCCCCGGCGGAATGAATACGCGGCCTTCGCCGTCAACATGCAGCCGCTCCATCCAAGTCCGTTCCTCGAAGTCGTCGTGGCCCTCTCCGGTGCTCCGCGTGCTCTGGATTGGAGCGGAGAACTGCAACGGTGCGACGCCCTTCAATTTCACAACAACCTTCAACATAATAACTCTTGTCCTTTCCGGTCGGGTCTTTGCCCGTCCCTTCATGTGAAAACGTGTTTCTTCTCAAACTGGTTCGTCACGCTACGTCCCGTTCTTGCATATCTTGTCTGGTTAAGTCGATTCCCAAGATGTCAGTAAATCTCCGTCGCTCCGCACTTCCGGCAGGTCCGCACCGTTCCGGCCGGCGGCGCCACCGGGTGCCAGTTGTGAAGTCCACGGCAAAGGCTCTGCTTCGGCACGGCCAGCCGGTCCCACTGGTTTAGGACACCCTGAGCGGTACAGGCCGCGCTGGGGAACACCGTCGCCCACTGATTGGCTCGGACCCGGATTTCCGCCGGCGTCGCCCCGATGGAGCGAAGGCCACGGACGACACCGTTGACGTGCGCCCTTGTGCTCTTCGGGTGTGTCGGCACTCCGGACGGATACCACAGCTCGCAGACCGTTTCCCAGATAAGGTCCGGCAGCCGGTCGGAGGGTACTCGCGGCTCCATGGTGACGTGCGGCTCCTGCGCCCGCATGGCGAAGGCCGTGGCGTCTGGGTCGAATAGCGTTGGGGTTCGCGGCTTCCGTGCCATTGGTCAACCTTTCTGAATCCCTTCCAATCTAACAGTCACCCCCGCTTGGTCGCCCCACTGCTTCACGATTCGCAGATCCGCAATTTGGGAGTCATTCGCGAAGAACCCCGACCGCTGCAGCGTGTCGCTCAAGTTCTTCCCGAGGTTGTCGCAGTCCGGTTTCGTGTCCTTGGGCATAGGACCGGCCTTGCGTGCCCGCTGCGACGTTGACGACCGCCAGGGGTACGTCAGGACGTAGGTTGCCCGTAGCGGCCCGCTCAGCGGATCCCGCGGCCGATGCTGGGCCACGAGCGAGGCGATGGTCTGCGAGTTGGCCTTGACCTTGGCAGGCGTGTACGACGCGATGTAGCGCCGCCCGGTACCATCGACGATGATGCGGTGGCGCATCGACTGCTTCGGCTCGACCGTCCACGGGATGTGGAATTCCAGCGTCATCCGCCCTCCCGAATGTCCGCGAGGGCTTTTTCTAGGCCATCGACTGCCCTATCCAAGTCGAGGTTGTGGGTGGCATTGACGACGGCTTCGGCCCGCTTAATCAGCTCGCCCAGCTTGGCGGGGTTCAGGCCAGCGAGGGCGTTGACGCAAGCGACTACGTGATCAATCCTTGGGCGCGACATCCACGCCGAGCACCGGACCGCAACTATCGTCGTCTGGTCCGTCTTGAAGGCCGGGGTAGCCTGTAGCTCGTCGAAGGCTCCGTCGTAGTACCAAGGTTCACTCCACCTGCCCATCGTCTCTCCAATCTTGTCCGACTTCCCGCCGACACTGGCGGGCACCTGTTTGGGGATCACTTCGGCGCTCCGTGGTGGTCGCAGATGCACATGACGCAATGCTTGCCCTCGATCGCGACGGGGTTACCGCAGCGGCAGAAAGGACAGGCACACTTGGTCACCGCCAGCAGGTAGTTCACCGCCCAGGTGGCGAAAATCGCCATGAGGACCGTCGGCTCGTCGTTCATGCTCGCCGCCCGACCGCCCATCAACGACCAGCGCTTGCGCAGGGCGTACAGCTCGGCGGGCGGCATGTCGTCCAGGAGCGCGGTCAGCGACTCCCGGCCGCCGCCGCTTTGGACGATCTCGTTGGCGATGGAAACGGGCTGGCGGGTCATTCCGGCTCCATGACGTCTTGCTGTAGCTCTGATTGACTCGTGGGGTCCAGTCGCAAAATTCCACCCATGATCGCAGCGGCTCCGATGCAGTACTTGACCAACAGGGCCTTGCGCTCCTCGGGCTCCATCTTGAGGATGATGGCGGCAAGCTCTTTGGCTTCGTCGGCTGTAAGTTTGGAAGGCCCCTCGGGCGTCCGCTCGGCCGGTGCTGTGGTGGTGTCGCCCGGCGGGGCTTCAGTCGGAGGGGCCTTCGGTTTGCGGGGCGACGGCGGACACAGGGCGTCCTTGATGAAGCCTAGGCCGCGCTCCATGGCGCGGGGCGACCAGTCGACTTCCTGGTTCAGAATCTCCGTGGCCTCGGTGCCGTCGATCTTCTCGACGGTCACGCGGTAGGTCGCGACCTTGTTGTGGGTCAGGAAGACGTCGCACTTTTTGATGTTGAAGAGCATTTAGAAAGGCACTCCGTCGTCATCCGGCACGCTGGCGTTCGCCGCCGGCAAACGCTCGCCCACGGCCGCGTTGTCCTTGAGGTATTCCGTGACCACGTTTTTCGGGCCATACCCCCCGCGACCGGGCTCGGTGGTCAGCATGACCTTGAGGTTCAGGCCCTGCAGTTGCTCCGGGCTCACTTCACCCGTGGAGAATTCCACGCCAACGGCGTCGCAGAGTTGTTTGAGTGACGCGAGCATCCCCGCGTTGTTGTCCACGAAGTAGCTGTGAACGAACACGCTCTTGCCCGTGTTGCTCCACACCTGAATACCAGCGTGAAGCATGAGGTTGCCATTCTTGCTGACTTCCTCGGTGACCTTGAACAGTACCGCGTCGTACAGGCCATCGGGCAGAGTCATGTCCGCGTCCTTCGGGTTGTACTTCAAGCGACCTCCTTGATTTGCTTGCGACAATGCTCGATGCACTTGGCCACGTTGGCCGCCGGCATGTCCTCCCAGCGATCGACCTGGGCTTTCTTCCACCACTTCTCGACGGTGCCCTCGGGGAGCTTCACGGCCTGCAGGAGCTTCACGATGTCGGCCACCTGCTCAGCCGTAGCCAGTTCCACGGGTTGCGACTCGGCGTCTAGAGCTGGGCCGTAGCGCTGCTGTAGTTCCTCATAGGACCAATTGAACACTTCGCCGTCGGGGAATGAACGCAGCCGGGACTTGCGGACCACGCCGACGCGCTTGGCGCCGCGTCGCTGCAACTCGATCACAAGGTCGAACTCGTAGTCGAGATTTTTCCAGCCGTCGAAGGTCATGCCGATCTTCTTCATGCCGTCGCCGTACTCGTTCTTGGCGTGGGCGGTCATGATGACGTTCATGTCCAGGGCGTTCAGAAGGTTCATCAGCCGCTTCATCACCTTGTTCAGTTCGCCGTAGTGGCGGCCCCACTCGGTGCCGACGCGGTGCTCGGCCTTCTCCAGGTAGTCCACACCGAACGGCGTGATGGGGTCGATGGTCAACGTCTTGAAGTTGTGCCGCGTGCTGCGTAGCGCCCGGACTTCCTCGATCAGTTCTTCCATGTCGTTGGACTGGAAGACCTGCGAACGGCTCGCGTTGATGGCGTCCGCGTAGTGATTGCTGCCCTTCTCGCCGTCCACGATGTAGTTGTCGGGGAACTGGCACGCGGCAGTGGTTTTTCCAACTCCGGCCTCGCCGAACAGGAAAATCTTGGCCCTGGTTTGAATCTCTTCCGGTGGTTTCGCTCTTAGTGGCATTCGCTTCCTTTCTGTGCTCCAAAATCGTCGCCGCAGGCCGGGCCTGCCTAGCCGGAGTTCGGCCGGGTTGGTTTCGGAAATTCCTTCAACGCCCAAATGTCGTCTGGTATTCGGCCCTGTTGTCCTGGGCGCGGTCCTGAATCCTGCTTAACGAACACCGGGACGCCTGCCGCCTTGCACTGGTCAACGATGGACCGCAGCCAGTCGATTTGCATGGGCCGATGACCGGGGCCGGATTCGCCACCGATGATGACCCAGTCAATGTCCAGTCTTGGATCGCTGCCGGGTGGAAGTGCTCCGGTATCTTCCGTGTGCCAGGCTTCGCAGTCGCCAAGATTCACCGGCCCCAACAGCGGCTCGACGCTCAGGAATCGCACCGCCGCCGGGCAGCGCAGCAGGTGGGGGATGCGTTCATCGGCCGCCGCCTGATTCTCCACCGACGTTCCCAGCCAGACGTTGGGCAGCGGCCACGGCACTGATTCTCCGTAATGGGATTCCTGCTTGATAACAAAGTTGGTGGTCCAAGCGATGTTTTCCGCAACGCCTTTGCGGCAGAGATACTCCGCCATGCGGGCGGGGCGCTTGGTGAGAATCTGGTATCGGTGCCTACGGGAGCAGGCCATCGCCGCGAAGCACTTGTCGATAAACTCGAACGGAACGCTTTCGTGGAACTGGTCCGACATGGAGTTTACGAACACCATACGCGGCTTCTTCCAGGTCAGCGGCTGCCGGAGTCGCGATTCGTGAAGCTCAATCTTCGCAAAGTCTCGGCCCCACCGCTCGGTAATCCGCTCGGCGTAGCAGTGCTTGCAACCGGCGGAAACCTTGGTGCAGCCAGTCACCGGGTTCCACGTCTCGTCAGTCCATCCGATTGTGGTTGCACCCATCAGCACGCCTCCCTGTATCCCTCGTCATCAGCACAATCCGCCTCTCCCGCATCCTCGCACTCGCAGCCAACCGTGCCGCTACCATCACACGTCAGACATTCGCGCGACCGCTCGCACGCTTGTTCACAGCACTCGCAGGTTCCCTTGCAGGGCACGTCGCCGGACCCGCAGCAGTCGCGGCAGTCAAGCTCTTGGCGGTCTTTGCAGACGGGGCATCTCATCCGGGGATGACCTCCAGCGTGTTCGGGTCGCGCTTCCCGTCGATGATTTCGTCGAGCAGGC